TAGTAACGCCGCTACAAATGCAATATTTTTAACTGTTAAAGTAACTGATGGCTCGTTTATTGGATGGGGTGCATTAACTAGCGGTTCAGATGGAAGAGGTTTCAAACCTGATAGTGGGTTTGCCGCATTTTTACCCTCTAGTAGTACAACTGGTTACTGGAGCATAGTTTCAGAAGATTCAACAGGTAGCGGGAATAATCAAGCTCAATATAGATCTTGGAGACAAAGAGGGTATTTTTATACAGCAGGTCATAGCGGCAGCAAAGACATTACTAAATATTCATCATCACAAGGTCTTAGAGTTAATAACGACGGTTGGGATGGAAGAATTTTCATAACCTGTGCTGATTGTTTAAAAAATGGTTCAGGTAGTTCAACAAGTTGGGATAGTTTGATCACTTACGCTGGCTATAGACATTATTCTGGTAGTTATGCTCATAGAGGCGCTGTTCTACACAGCACATGGGCTAATAACCCATTAAAAATTGACGTAGGCGGCTTAACCTACATTAGAAGTCTTGCAAGAAAAGGGACAGGGACAAGTAATAGTGAAACTTATTTTATGCTTTGCGATACAAGTGCCAGTGGCGTTCCTAATCAAACAATTTTAATAAGAATCAATAACAATACGGTAACGTGGGCAAGGCGTTTCAGGGCTAAGGATTCTAGCAATACTTATAAAAATACAATTCCAAAAAAAGTCTATATAGATCCAAATGGCGACAAAGGGATGATTTTGATGCAATGCAGCGGGCTGAATCCAGCTTTATGTATGGGACAATTTGACACGGGAACTACTGCGCCTACTACTGGGACATATACATTCTCAGGTGTAACAGGAGATAATTATTCAATTGAAATAGATAATCCTTCAGTGACGGTATCTTGGTTAGATATTCAAAGTGCATCCGGCAGTCCGGGTATTATTAACGGGAATAATGCTGACAAATGGGAAGATACAACATGGGCAACACAGACTTTATCAACGACAAGTGAAGCAATAGTTAAAGAAACGTGGGATTAAAGGGCAAATTGCTACTTTGACAAAGCAAGGGTTGACCTTATACTTAGACGTAGTAATTACAAACCAATGGCTGATCGTAATCAACTGGCTAACGAAAAAAAGGCTTTATTAGATGAAGCAAAAACGATTGAAACCAATGCTAATGCTCAAATAGAAGCAATTCAAAGGGAAGCACAAGAACAGTTGAAGCCAAAGAGTGAAAGGATTATTGCTATTAACGGCGAACTCCTCGCGTCTATTGATGAAGAAGCGGGGATAGTAAATGATTAGAATTTTAACGCTTGTAAACACTGGGGTCTTAATTGGCCTCATTGGTGGCGGCGCTTTCGTTTTTTCACAACGAACAAAGTTTGTGAACGATATGCTTTTTACTATTCAAGATCAAGTGATTGAGAATATACAAAGCAGCATTAAGCCACAATTACCAAAGGCAACAGGTAATGTCCTCCCGTTCTGAGTTTCCTTATCTAACGATTCTGCTATCGGCTGGTTTAATCGGTAGTAATTTTTTCTCGTTAACTCTGCTATCAAGGTCTGGAGGTTCAGCCCCGTTCGATTTAGCCCGACTAGCGACGACAGAAAACAGCGCATCACAAATGCGATATAGCAAAGACGGGGAGAAATTAGATTTAACGATTACTCATAATATGCACCAACCCAAAACAACATTATTTAGTAGTGAAAATTCAAAATGGAACGGAAAGACTGACTACACAAGAAAAGAATATATTGCCCATCACCCTGTAGATAACGCAAAATTAACATCTGCTTACTTGCAGTGCATCAAAGATAAAGGCAGCGCGGAATCGCAGGGGGAGATAGTTGGCGGCGCGTTAATTTCTTCTACGCCTGCATCTGGTTTCCTTTCTGGTTTGCCTATTGTGGGATGGTTGGCTAATTCAGTAGCACAAAGGAAAGCTTCACAGATTGGGAAAAACATAGCTTCCGATTTCGTAGATTGCTAATTAGTGACAGAAATTCGAGAAATAAAAATAAGAGAAGTTCCTACATGGTCAGTTGATGAAACGATAAGTAACCCAATAATTCCAGCGTTAACTAATCAAATACGTTTTGAAGGATTCCCCGCAATTCGTATGCCCGGTTGCGTACGGACTAGGACGGTTAGAAATAAAGCCTTAATTGATAAAGACCCAAAAGGTAATATTTTAATTTGTGATGGCCCTGTTTTTGAAATGCCTACCTTTAGTGTAGATAACCTTTCAGGTCAAGAAGAACAGGTCGAAGAGCAACCAATATTAACCCCACAAATAAGTAATATCCCCGAAACAAATAATCAAAAGAAAAAAGAGAAAAAAAAAGAAGAAAGCGGGGAAGATTTCGGCAATAGTGATTTTAATACTGATCTATCAAATCTTGATTTAGATCAACAAGCAAAACTTGAATTACCTTGTCCACGACCCGGATCACCCCCGCCCGGCGCACCGTCAAAGCTAGGGAATAAAGTTGTTTTACGCTATAAAAAGAACGGTGAATTATGTGAAACTATTTATCAAGATAGAGCGTTGTTTGATGTTATTAATTCATACGTGCCGCCCCCTACGACTTTGGCTTCAACGGCGTTAATTGCTACTACTTCCGTTGTAATAGTTACGGCTTTTGGTCAACCGTTGGCGAAGTTTTTACAAGGCAAAATAAAAGGACAAGTCAAGTCATTTAGCAAAAAAATAACAAAGAAAATATTAGAGGTACGTGGTAAAAAACCTAAGATCCTTTCTGTTTCTGAACGTCGGAAGGCTCAACGTGATCGATAGAGTGCTTGTGTTGAATTAATACCCCGCTAGGCGTAGTAAGCAAGACGTCAGAGCATACAACAAAGCTAGGGCTATCTTCTGCAAATACATAGCCTAGTTTTTTCTGAGCCGCGCAATGCTTAAGCCTAGAAAGTGAATAATCTAATTTTTTTGATTTAACTGCCATATCTAAAAATTCAACTCGTCTTTGCATTGCTTGTTTACATCGTTTAACGGCTTCCCTATCTAATGGCATTGCAATGGTTGCAGTTATACCAAAATTCCTAGATAAATTATTTTTAGGTTGTCCCGTTCGTACAGGCTTTTGGAAGAGGACAGATCCGGGGTTGAGTAAATTTCCATCGCCATCAGTTGAATCGTCATAAATGTTTTCCATGTAATAAGGTTCATATGGATCTTTCCAACTATTCACGTTTGCAACAAAGGGGTTAACGGTTAGCGTTGTACCGCTGCATCTAATCCCGTCGCCTAACTCTTGGTACATAAAAGAACCAGTCTGAACCTGAATACCTTGGTTAACTACTGACCCCTGACTGGAGCTGGAAGGCGATGCTACAACTGTAGAATTAGCATTAACTTGTTTACAATTAAAGGTTAAAAGTAAGAGTATTAAATAATATTTTTTCATTGTAGAAAAACACTTACACTTTCAACGATGCTTTCGGTAGTAGTTGTTCTATTGATATTTGTGACATTCGACAATGATGGTGTAAGTAAGCTTTCAGAAAAATTAAAAGATCCGCCCGGTGTTGTCAGTTTCCAGTCAGGCTTAGTAGAAGCGTCAATACCTGTCCACTGAAAAGTAACCCCGTCTACTGTCTGAGCATCTAATAAGGTTGCTTTAGGGCTAATCATGTCACCATTAACAGGCTCTATCCCTGTTCCTGAAACGGTGTATTGATAACCACTTGTATAATCAACCGACGAAATGCTCTCCACGACTACAGATTTAACCTCTTGCCTAGAATTTAAAGTGCCAGAGGAGAACTGAGGCGTCACAACATTTGCATTTGCTTTGACACCCAACAGCAAAAATAAAAGTAGAAACTTATTTAAGGACACTTAATTCAGATACAGTCTGCAAGACAACATCACTACCCGGCCCGCCGCCTGTTCCTGTAACTAAATGTTCAGACGTTAATGTAATAGATCCCGGTGTATGGCCTCCAGCTCCCGTCGTCGTTGTTGTCCATGCTGGCAGCGAACCAACTGTACCGCTAGAAACCGTTGTTGCACTTGGGATAGCATCGCCTAATTGGAATGACTCCGCAAAAGACCATGCTGAGCCTTCCTGATGAATAGCATAGGTTCCGAGTTTATGGGTAGCTGCGGCTGTACCAGACTGAACGTTTAACCCTCCAAAGGTTGAACCATTAGCGCTAGAAACTTGAATGTTTGTTCCTGATGCGCTGTAAGTACTAGGGCCACGTACAGAAGTTGAAAAGGCATTGTCTAGGCTTGTTTGACCTGATGTAGTTATGCGATGAATGAAATTCGCATTTGCAGGGCTAGCAGCAAAAAGCAGAAAGGGGATTAGTAGTCGTTTCATGTCAATTTGCCGTCATCCCCTATAGGGCGGTTTGTGATTGGATCAACGCGACGAACTTCAGCAGGCTTGGCAATTAGTTCTATCGGCTGTTTAACGATAATAACTTTATCTCCATTGTTTGTAAGTAGCGAACCCGACCCCTCAGCCTCTTTCTTTTTCTTCTTTGCTCCCGCCGCTGCATTAACGCTGATCCCTAGACCTCCTAAAATATTGCCTAACAATCCGGCGGCAAATGTACTATCAACCCTTGGCTGGTCTGGGATTTCAACGCCAAATAATTTTGTTGGCAATCGAACGTATCCAAGGCTGAGTACTACCAAACACCACCCAAGAATAAAAACTTGCGAAGCTGTGCTGACTAGGAACGTGATTTTTTCTTGATAATCTGGCTTGTCATCCTCATCTTTAATTTCTTTGGGTTTAGGCTCTTTTAATACTTGTTCAGTCATAGACGTTTACTTGCTATTTACACGTATTAATATACTTAAACTAATGCCTTGTAGAAATGAGTCAACCCTTGTCAATCTGGGAGAACGCAGCCCGCGCTCAATTATTAGAGGATATGTATTGGCTTGATCAACGTGATTCACCTAACTATA